TACATGCACAAAATAACATCCCAATTGAAAAGGCATACGGTTGTTGACCCATCGAATGGTCGCGTAGATCTTAGATATAACCCTATGTCTATTGAAGAAGATTATTTCATTCCAGTCAGGCAAGGTTCAGCCACTGATATCCAAAATTTGGCCGGTGGTCAAAACACTACACAAATAGATGATATTAAATACTTACGTGATAAATTGTTTGCGGCAATAAAAGTCCCACAATCATATCTTGTGATGGGAGAAGATGCTGCTGAAGACAAGGCGACACTTGCCCAAAAAGATATCAGATTTGCTAGGACTATCCAGAGACTACAAAGAGTTATTATTTCAGAATTGACTAAGATAGGAATCATTCATCTTTATACGCTTGGCTTTAGAGGTGAGGATCTGTTGGCATTCTCATTACACTTAAATAATCCCTCCAAGATAGCCGAACTACAAGAAATAGAGCACTGGAAGGCAAAGTTTGACATTGCTGCATCTGCAACAGAAGGCTTTTTCTCTAGGCGATGGGTCTCGGAACACATTTTTGGAATGTCACATGATGAGTTTACCAGAAACCAAAGAGAGATATATTTTGATCGCAAGCAGGACAGCACACTACAGGCTGTTGCCGAAGCATCTGCTGTGGCTGGTTCCGGTGGTCTCGGTGGAGAAGATTTTGCTGACGACGGGTTTGGCAACGCCGAAGCCCCTTTCGGCCCAGAAGAGTTTGGCCCAGAAGAGATGCCAGCCGGTGAAGCAGATATCTCTACGCCGCCAGAGGAGCCCGAAAGCTCATTACTGGCAATACCACCTGGCTCTAGACCGACCTCTCGAATAGCGCCAGAAAATAAAGAAGGCCACCTTACACCAGGAGCTAAAGGAAAGCGATATTCTTTTAAAAAGACAGACAGGAAGAAATCTGGTGCTCGTAGTAGGTCTCTGTCTAGACAGGCTGGCAAAATGTTACCCTCGGACATCCTACCAGGCGCAAAAGAACTATCTACTATAGGTTCTGGCATTTTCAACGAACAACAATCTAGTTATAACTCAAGGGAACAAGTAGAAGAAGATAGACTATTTGAGGTCAATAACTCTATACGAGAACTGATAAATGATCTAAGAGACAACGACAATAAGTTAAAGGAAACAGAAATTAATGAGAATTAAACACAACAAAAAAAGAAACACTGCTTTCGTCTTTGAAGCGTTGGTGCGAGAAATAACATTGTCGGTCTTAAAGAAGGATACCGAAAGAAGAGAAAAGGTTACTGAGATAATCAGAAAATACTTCAAAAATGGGACTACTCTCAATACTGATCTTAAATGTTATCAAGCGTTAGTTGAATGCCAAAGTCTTGATCGACAAACATCTGAAAAGATATTGCTTGAGGCTAAAAGGCAGAAGACAAACATATCACAAGATAAATTGTTTCTAGAGCAATCTGAATTAATACGTGTTATCAATCGAAGTATTTCTCCTGATTTGTTTAACAATTTTGTTCCAAATTATAAATCACTAGCCACCATAGATCAAATATTTTCTGAAAAGATTTCCCCAAAAGATAGAGTGATATTAGAACACCATATTGTAGATAGCATGACGGACAAAGTTGATGAAGCAGCATCTGAGAATGGAATTGATACGTTGACTTTGAACACTTTCATTAATAAATTTAATGACTCATATGCAACAAAACTACTTGATGAACAAAAAGAGATACTGACGTTGTACATAACATCATTCTCTGATAATTCGTTGGGCTTGAAACACAAACTAAACGAAGAAATCCGAATTATCAGAACATCTTTGAAAGAAAAGGAAGAAATATCTATGTTTCTGGAGGACAGCGAGATGCTAAGAAAACTCAAGAGACTACAAGAAAAATTAGAATCATTTGCCACAAGACATATTGATGAGGAAGTACTATTAACAATCCTACATTCACAGAGTCTAATTAAGGAACTTAAAGATGCCAATAACGATTAAACTAGGAGATGCTGCAGACAAGACAGTTACTCTAGAGATGGATGTCAGAAAGGGACTGAACGGCGACTTGATGATTTTCGACCATAGTGATATCGATATTGTAATCTCCTCGGCTCAGAATAAAATAGTGGCATTCCCAAAAGAAACTATGTCGGATTATGTATATGGTGCTCAAAATAGATTGTTTGCTTTTCTTAGGAAGAGAGGAATAGTGATACCTGAATCTATACAAGGTGGCTCTTTTTGTGGGGCATTGGAGGCCGACTTACTAACTCCAATTAATGTAGAACAAGACGCCGGCAAGGTTGCCTTGGTTAATATCTCGCTTTTCATTGAAGACGAGAGGCCATATTTTGAATCTACTGAGGCTATAACCGCCATGGCCAACGACGATAAAATAGATCCAGAAAGAGAGACTTCCACCGAACTAGGTGAAGTTCCACACTCAACGAGACAAGGCTCTATACGCAGAAAGACTGGCAGAGCCTCGTATTCGCCTCTCGGCAACATACACACATTATAGGAGATAGTTTGGATTTAATTTATTTTATTTTAGTTGCCTATGGTTTAACTCAGATTTTAGTATACGGTAAAATATTCGACAGCCTCAGACCCACAACTGGCAAAATAGCAGAAGCACTAGGTTGCCCCATGTGCATGGGCTTTCACGTTGGCTGGATTTTATTGCTGCTTTCTCCATTTACAGAACTATTTAGTTTTGATATTACTATAACCAATTTCTTTATCTTAGGTTGGCGTTCCTCTGGGACGTCTTATATGATGAATATGATAATTGGCGATGAAGGGATACAGATTTTTACAGGAGACGAGAAAGATGAATAATTTTTGGACAGACAAATGGACGCTTCAGCCAGTACGCAGATGTTGTAAAGGAAGTTGACTGTGAGTAAAGTTTTATTAAGAGAGTACTATTCGCTATGCGAAGGTGGAATATGCAAAGACTTGTTGACCGAAGAAGAAAAAAGATATGTTGCCGAAGGCGGCATGATCCTATCAGGCATTATGCAAAAAGCAGACACACAAAACGGTAATGGTCGAGTCTATCCCTACAAGACACTGCTCCGAGAGGTAGAGAATTATAAGAAGCTAGTTAAAGAAAACAGAGCGTTAGGAGAGTGTGTGGACTCAGAGACGCAAATAATGACAGAAGACGGCTGGAAATATATCCCAGACATCTCAGACAACGAAAAGATATTCACTCTTAATTCTGCCACAAACGAAATGGAATTACAAGAGATTACTCGAAAAGTAGTTTTGCCATTTGATGGTGAGATGCTTCACTTTACCAACGATAGGAGCATCGATATGATGCTGACTCCCACTCATAATGTTTTATATTATACTCGCAATGGAAGTCCTGTCAAGATCCTTGCAGACGCTGTAGCGACAATGCTTGAGAACAATAGTGGCGATATATCTCACTCTTCCCTTAAAAGAGGGAAAGCAAATTGGGTGGGAAACAGTATCTCCACTTATCGACTTGGGCAGAAAGAAATAAACGCAGAGGACTTTATGGCCTTTATGGGCATCTATCTGTCAGAGGGCTGTGTTTCATCAAGTGTAAACAAAGTGCAAATAACTCAAAAGAAAAAAGAAGAGACAGCCGAGATTGAAGAACTGTGTAATCGACTGCCTTTTAAATTTAACAAGACTGTTCGCAGTAACGGCACAACTGATTTCGTCACTAGTGATAATGAACTTGTTTCATTTTTACGACCACTTGGAAAGAGTCACGAGAAATATGTTCCAAAAGAAATCAAGAATCTGAGCCCCAACTTGCTAACCATTTTGCTTGATTGGATGCTCAAGGGTGATGGTCGCAATCGTAAGAACAGAAAGGGCGAAGTCATGAGAGAACTTTATACTACATCGAAACAGATGGCAGATGACTTCTCAGAGATATTTTACAAACTAGGGGCTGCCGCCACAATCAACGAACGGGAACAAAAAGATAGAGTTATCGAGGGTAGAACCGTACTAGCTAAAAACTCAAGACTATTATATATCGTCAGTGAGAGCACTGCTAGAGATGCTTATTTGTCATCTCGCTTTGTCAAAGTGGAAAGAGTGAAACATACAGGCGAAGTCTATTGTGTCTCTGTGCCCAACAAAACTTGGATGATGAAACGAAATGGTAGTGTGTGTTGGACTTCTAACTGTGACCACCCAGAAGACTCCGTGATTAACCTCAAGAATGCATCTCACCTTGTAACTGATATTTGGATGGAAGGCAAAGATGTAATGGGCAAGATGAAAATACTTGATACACCATCTGGCAAAATACTCCAAGAGCTAGTGCGTGGCGGCGTTCAGTTGGGCATCTCATCACGAGGAATGGGCTCAGTTAGTGAATCACAAGGCCAAACGATGGTTGAAGAAGACTTTCAACTGATTTGTTTCGATATGGTCAGCGAACCATCAACTCCAGGTGCATTTATGATGCGAGAGGCAAAAGAATTTAAAAATGAAGTATTTACTAGCGCCGACAGGATAAATAGATTATTGAATGAGGTATTAGATGAATAAACAACAGTTAAAACTTTTGATCAAACCATTGGTCAAAGAGTGTATTACAGAAGTGCTAATCGAAGATGGCCACTTGTCATCAATTGTGTCTGAAGTGGCTAGTGGGCTAGTTGGCCAGCCGCTACTGGAATCACAGAAACACAAACTGCCCCCAGCAACAGTCACAGATGAAAAGATGATGAGAGAACAGGCATCAAAGTCAAGAGAGAAGTTGGGCGAACATAGACGAAAACTTTTAGATTCCATCGGGAACGAAGCATTTAATGGAGTTGATTTGTTCGAAGGCACCCAGCCACTAACCAACCGAGAGGCTGCCACGCCGTCCAATGGAGCAATTGATTTAGGCGATTCAAATGACGCTGGAGTCAACATTGACTCATTAATCGGCGGAGCTACTGCCATTTGGAAAGGAATGAAATGAACAACAAGTATAATATTATAGTGACATCTAGAGAATGCAGAGGCAATGTTGATAAAATGATCAAGAAGTTCTCTAAAAAGATGAAGAAGTCTGGAATCATCGAAGAGGTGAGAAAAAATAAACATCACACTAAGGCATCTGTAGCTAAGAGAGAAAAGAGAGAACGTGCAGAACGCCAGCGTATAAGAGACGAGAGAAAGCAGAAGAAAGCTAGAGAGAGGCGTAATAGAAATAATTAGTGACTATTTACTGTGACTAATATAAATAGGGAGTATTTTGATGGCTAATTTCGGCTGGGCTTATGTAGACTGTACAGACTCTGGTGGCGGCTCTGCAGCAGGCGGCCCCACTGGCTCAATACAATTTCATGCTGCAACTGGTTCACAGACCGGTTCTTCTGATCTAATGTTCTATTCTGGCAGCAATTTGTTAGAGCTGACTGGCACTATGAGAATCGATGGCGATCTATATGCCACAAGTTACACTATCACCAATGTGTCCCAAATAGACTCGGCTGGTTCAACTACATTCGGTAATTCGGATGATGACACGCACATACACACCGGTAGTCTGTTCGTAGGGAACAGCAGTAACACAGTATTGCAAGCTGACTTGACCAATGAGCAAGTTGTAGTTGAAGGATTCCGTGGACAATATGCCAACGTAAATACTGCCACCTACACAGCGTCTAATCAATATTATGTCTATGGCGTCTCTCAGACAGGCCAAGTAGATATGAGACTACACAGTGCTAACACAGCAGCGCCTGGAGCTATCTTGGTGATTAAAGATGAGGTCGCTGCTCGTGGTGGGGATTCAATCATGCTGAATGCAGCAGGTTCAGAAACAATTGACGGCGCAGCAACTTATGAAATCACTGGTACAATGCCAGCGATCTCGTTATATTCAAACGGCTCCAATTGGTTCGTATTTTAAGGGAGACTCTGTATGGCTTATAATGCAATAACAGGATCCCTGATAGCAGCACAGAACTATATTCCAGGCGATCTGATCGTTGGAAACATTGTGTCTGGATCGTTGCGGGGCGATGGCTCACAAATAGAATATGTCCCACGTGTGTCCAATGCTACCGACAATTCTTTATTAACTAATGTCTCTGGCGATGCAAACACTTTAACCTGCGAGAGTAATTTAACTTTTAATGGAACAACAAACAATCTGTATTGTAATGGAACACTCACAGCGAGCATGGGACTGTCGGCCTCAATTATCTATGGCGATGGAAGCGGCTTAACAAACGTTTCTTCTTTAATTGCAGCAGGGCCAACATACTCCCTCCAAGTCCACGATGTCGCCAACGACCTCACTGGCTCATCAACGCTTACATTTCAAGACGATGTTTTAACAATAGGTGGTGGCCTAACGCTCAAGCGCAGATCCATTACCTCAACCATTACAGCATCTGCTACAGATTACTATCTTGGTGTAGATAGCACAGGCGGGGCAATAGAGATTAGGATGCCTCCTGCTGCTACTTTAGACAATGGTCAAACCTTTGTTGTGAAAGATGAAGGTGGCGCAGCTGAAACCAACAATATCACCATTTTAGCCAGCGGATCTCAAACAATCGACGGCTCAAATCAGGTAGTTTTGTTATCGCCTCATGCGGCAGTATCGCTTTATTGTAACGGGAACGATAAATACTACCTGTATTGACTTTTTTAAGCGTTCTCGGCACTATTTATAAACGAGCGGGATATTTTATTCCGCTATCGTTGGGGCATTCGGTAGTTTCTATTGATTGCCCCAACTGCTATAAAAAAACTATAATATGGAGGGTTTTATAAATGGCTTATAAATTTCAATTAGGGAGTGCTGAATTAAATGGTACTCTCGTTCGTGACGGTGATCTTACCGTCAAAGATGGTACAAATGACTTCGACATTGCATCACATGATGGCACAAACGGACTTAAACTTGGTGGTATTCTTGTAACTTCAACTGCTGCAGAGCTTAACTATGTTGATGTCACCACCGCTGGTACTGCTCAGGCTTCTAAAGCTGTTGTGTTGGACGCTAGCAGTAACATTGCTTCATTAGGAACAGTTGGCTGTGGTGCAATCACATCTACTGGCGCCTCAAGCCTCGGCTCAATTAGCTCTGTAGGCGCTGTCTCTGGCTCTGGAGATATTTCTTTTGGTGGCGGATCCTCACTTAAAGTGGGCCCTTATGCGCTTAGCCAAGCT